ATTTCTTACAGTTGTTTTAATTGCAATTTTACTGCTAACTATACTGCCGGAAGACCACTAGCCTACAAGTTCAGAAAATTATTATCCTGGCTTGGGGCCGAAGAATCAACCATAAAAAGATTGGTAATTGAGGCTATTAGGGTTAAGGAATATATAGAATTAACTAACCCCCAAGTTGAAATAAAAAAAGATAATGTAGTTAGTTATGCAGTTAGGCCATTACCTGAATCTGCCAGAACATTATATGAATTGGCTGGTTTTTATGAATTAGCTGAGTGGCAAAATGTGCCCAAAAATTATCATTCAACTGTTGATTATTTGTTCAATAGAAAAATTGACATTGAAAAATATAATTTTTATTGGAGCGATAGTCACGAACATAAATTAAGTCATAGAGTAATAATACCATTTTATTGGCAAGACACGATTATTGGCTGGACTGCCAGAGCTATTGACAGCGCCATCAAACCTAAATACTATACACAACATGAACCCAACTTTGTTTTTAATATCAATAATCAAAAGTCTAATTGGCGTTTTGTTATAGTATGTGAGGGTGTTTTTGATGCAATGAGTATTGATGGGGTTGCTGTTTTGGGTAACGAGTGCAGTGAGCAACAAGCTGACGTCATTGACGGTTTAGGTAGAGAAGTCATTGTTGTCCCGGATTTTGATATAGACAATAAAAAATGGCCTGGATCCAAATTAATCGACCATGCTATGGAGTATGGATGGAATGTTGCGTTTCCAGTTTGGTCGGAGACTTGTAAAGATATTAATGAAGCTGTGATCAAATATGGAAAATTATTCACCTTAAAGTCAATACTAGATTCTGTCGAGACCAGCAAACTAAAGATACAGTTACGTAAGAAAAAATATATATAATATTATGACTAAAGAATATAATAGTGATTTGCAACGACTTTTTCTGGAGATGATGCTTCAAGATTCACAAACTTATGTGCGTGTTTCAAGCATTTATAATCCAGAAAATTTTGATAGAAGTTTGCGTTCAACTGCAACTTTTTTAAAAGAACACATTGATCAATATAAGACTCTACCTACGTATGAGCAAATTGCCGCCACAACTGGTCTTGAATTAAAACCAGTACCAGAATTAAATGATGGTCATTATGAATGGTTTTTTAATGAATTTGAAGGATTTAGTAAACGAGGTGAATTAGAACGTGCTATTCTCAAAGCTGCTGATCTATTAGAAAAGGGCGAATATGATCCTGTAGAAAAACTGATAAAGGATGCAGTACAAATTGGGTTGACTAGGGATATGGGTACAGATTATTATTCTGACCCTAGAACTAGACTTTTAAAATTGCGTGACAATTCTGGACAACTTAGCACAGGGTGGCCCACTGTTGACAAAAAGTTATATGGTGGGTTTAAGCGTGGTGAGTTAGATATTTTTTGCGCTGGCTCAGGGGGTGGTAAGAGCTTGTTCTTAGCAAACTTGGGAGTAAATTTTAGTTTTGCTGGGTTGAATGTGATTTATTTTACTTTCGAACTTAGTGAAGAATTGGTAGGTATGCGTATTGATAGTATGATCACCGGGGTCGCTAGTAAAGATGTATTTAGAAATTTGGATGATGTTGAAATGAAAGTTAGACTCACTGGTAAAAAAGCTGGTGGGATGCAAATCAAATATCTACCAACAGGTAAGAATTGCAACGATTTACGTGCATATTTAAAGGAATATCAAGTAAAAACGGGGCTAAAACCCGACATTATTTTAGTAGACTATCTAGACCTTATGATGCCGCTTTCTGTCAAAGTTTCTCCGTCTGATTTGTTTGTCAAAGACAAATACGTCAGCGAGGAGCTGCGTAACTTGGCAATGGAAACTCAATGTGTAGTAGTTACGGCGGCTCAGTTAAATCGTGGGGCAGTTGATGAGATTGAATTTGATCATAGTCATATCAGTGGTGGATTGAGTAAAATTCAAACAGCCGACAATGTTATTGGTATTTTTACTAGTAGAGCAATGCGAGAGCGTGGTAGGTATCAAATTCAATTTATGAAAACTCGTAGTAGTAGTGGCGTTGGTACTAAAGTTGATTTGGATTTTAATATTGAAAGCCTGCGTATTACTGATCCTGGTGAAGAGGGACAGGAAAGTGAAAATAAAACTCCTGTGTCAAATATCATGAGTCAAATTAAGGGTAAACAGACTTCGGATGGGGAGTTAACTAAAAAACCTAATTGGGAAAGAGCAACAGGAACTCCGGCATGGGAACAATCCCCAAAAGTATCTGCGGAAGGTGGTAGTACTAAACTTAGACAAATGCTTAGTTCATTGAAGTCAAATAATATTTAATAGTGCATAAATATTAGAAGATTGGGGCATATTTTGCAAAAAAAGACTCGAGGTATTCTTGAAGATTTAGACTTATTCCTATCAACCAGAGATCAAAATCAGGTTTTAGAAAGTAGGGCAACTAATATTATACAAGGCGCCATTAATATTATTAATTCTATTAGAGTATCATATGATGAGGAAACGGCCTTAGAGCTTGAGCGCAGACTTATCAATAGTATTCGTATGCAAGACCCAGCAAAATTTACAAGAAAATTAAGATCACTTAATAAATCAGAAGAGGGTAATGATGAAAGTTAATGAAATTATAGTAGAAGGTCCAGTCTGGGATAAAATTAAAAATACAGTCAGTTCTGCTGGAAAATTTTATAACAAGATGTCCGACCCTAGATCAAAAGGTTTAAAATCTGGTCAAAAAGATATTGATAAATGGTCAAAAGAAGTTCTTCAACAATGGGGAACAATAGAAGCTGGGTTGGAAAATAGCAATTTAGGCCCACTAACTGTTAAAAATACCTCAACAAATCCAAATCAAAACAATGTAGAGGATAATCAACAACAATATGCCAATCAATTTTCAAAATGGATGAGAAATTATTTTGGTTTGAATGTTGACGAATTACCAGACTATACAGTATCTACAGATGGCGAGTTTAATAATGAAAATATTTTAAAGTATATTAAAAAAACCTATGCTTTAAAGCTGTCTCCTGAATATGTTGAAAAACAAAATGCAGCAGCAGCAAATAGACCTAGCATTTCGACAAATGTTAAAAAATTAGTTCCGGGTAACACTCAAATTGATTTTAACAATTCAAAATATCTATTATCTTGGATCGGACCAAATGGAGAAATAGTTGGCGCAACCGATCAACTTAATGCACAATTAAATACTGAAGCAGGCATTCGATAATTACTATATTGATAATTATTTCAAAATCTACATAAATATTATTATGAGACACAGGGTTGTGTCCATAATATTTAGGAGAATTTAAAATGGCAATTTTTACTCGTACAAACGGTGACGCTAAAGGCGTTGTAAACGTTGATGTTGGTACACATGGTTCTGGCATTGGCACAATTATCGCTACTGGCATCGGCAAGCACCCAACCGCATTCAAGATCGACAGCAATGCTGATCTACGTGGCGAAATGGGTGTTGGTGGTCAAGTTGAAACAATGTTGCGTGTTATCGCTACACGTAGCTCTATCATCGCTTACCAAGTTGAGAATGATAACAGCGGTATTGTTAGCGTTTTGGTTGAAGCTACTAGCTTCGACGCTAGCGGTTTGCAAACTGAATTGGCCAACGCTGGTTTGACAACAGTTGTTACAACTAGTGGCGGCATGAAGTTTGCTTAATATTTAATTAAGTACATACTTAAAATTGAAAGGGCGGGATAAAATCCGCCCTTTCTACTCAGTAAAATTAAAAATACATACATTAGTTTTATTTAGGACTAATTAAATAAAAGTATAACAAAGATAGATGCTTGTTATAAAATTATTATGGCACACATTATGGTTTAACTTAGGCTCATTTAATCACAGCATCGTTTAAAGAAAAACGGAGACTTAATACAATGTCAACAGAAATAGAAAAGAAAAGTTTGGAGGCCCACGTTGAACTGTGTGCAGAAAGGTATTCTGCATTGGACCACAAAATAGAAAATCTTAAAGAAAAAGTTGAGAAATTGGAGTCTCATATCGTTTTCATTCGTGAAAAACTTTCAGACTCAGATAGTGCTCAAAGCAAACAATTTATTACAATAGGTATATCCGTTTTGGCGGCACTAATCGGTGGTATTTTTGCACTGATAGTTCACTCCATTAAATAATAAATGAAGATCGTAGAACTAGTAAATAACATACAGTTACCAATAACCAATGAGGAAGCTGATTTGTTGACTAAGTTTTCTGACGGTGAAAAATTAAATAAGTCGGACCTAAGTCCTAGACAACAGATTTTGGCAAATCAATTAGTTAATAAAGATATATTATTGAGAATAAATCAAAATGGCCAAATCGTCTACTCGAAAAAAATCAAAAAATAAAAAAGATATTCCTACGGTTGGGGATATCGAGCATGCTGTTGATCAAACAGTTGATTATATAAAAAAATGGCAAACTAAAGAAATCCTGCCACTTTTAACAAAGTCTGATGATTCGGTGCCAATATGTATTCCTATCAAAAATGGATATGCTGTTGGGAAACATACAATTAAACAAATTTCAAAAAATATTTGGCATTTGACAAAATACTTGGATGGAAAAGTGTATGTTTTTAGTAGTAAAACATCTGCCATTTCTTATAGTTTATGTGAGCAGCGACGAAGATTAAAATTAGCTAAAGAAATATTAGAATTTGATTCAAAAATTGTTGATTGTCATGTAAAAATGGATCACTATCAATATAGATTATCGTCGGCTATTCGTAAAAAAGATGAATGGCAGCGAGATTTTTCCAGTATTATGCTTTCTACTATAGAAATTGAGATAATAGAAGCTAAATACAGATTACAAAAAACTTTAAATTTAACTAAATACTTTAAACTTTGGATAGATCAATAATTTTTGACCTAACAAACTTTGTTTAAATCTTAACGAATTTGGAAAACAATATGAAACTAAAAGACATTGGACCAAAAGTCACCACAAAAAAAATGAATAATATTATGGAAAGCCGTTTTGGGTTTGCTATTGACTATAACAAACTAACACTTTCCAAAGCCACTAGTTTGATAAATCTAGTAAATGAAAATATTAATAAAATTCGTCACAGCTATGATTCGCACACAGTCGAGAAAAATCCAAAATATATGGAACTTTTTATGATCAGTGAAGCATTGAATCATTGGATTTCAAAACAAACTAAATTGACTGAGGGTGAAATTGGGAAAAGCGAAGCCATTCTTGCTGCTAAAGATATGGTAGATAGCATACAGGATATGTTAGAAAAAGTTAGTAGAATGCAAGTTGAACAGATGCCTGCATTGGTTGATACAATCCGTGATCAAATCAGCATGGAACAAGCCGATTCCTTTAAAAACACAATAGGCCAATTATTAACTGGTATGATGGATCAATTAGGTCAAGCTAGAGAACAAGCAGATTTGGCAGCAAGACAATTGGCTGGAGAAGCCGCTCCACAACAAAATATGGCTATGCCAGGTGCAGAAATGCCACCACAACCTGAATTAGAAATGCCAGAACCAGAAAATGATGTTGATCAGGATGAAGTCGAATTAGACGATACATCAATCGATATTGGAAGAGAACAACGATAATCTGTTGTTTTAAAAATAATTAAAGGTTAATTGATGAGAGCTTTTGAATTTA